CGCTGGGCTGGGACGCTGAGATACCCCCAGCGAGACGCCCGCAGGACGGGCGAGACAGGAGAGACGCTATGGCCCTCAACGATGGCGGCGACGCATTTCCCTCTACCGAGGACAGTTCGGTCCCTCTGACCAAGCGGGACTATTTCGCCGCGGCGGTTTTCCCGGCACTGTGGCAGTCGACGCTGAAAATCGACGAGATCGTGATCCAGCATGTGGTTCGAAAGGCCTATCAGGTCGCCGACGCCATGCTGGTGGAGCGCGACCGTGACTGAGCGTCCCGTTCGCCCCTGCCTCGTCTATGTCGCCGGCTTGCGCGGTCCCGAGGCCCAGGTCTGGCATGACCCAATGGTGACTGAGGCGGGCAAACCCGCCATCAAGCCCGAGGGTATCGAGATCACCGACTGCTTCCAGCTGCCAGCGCTGGAATTGCCGTGGACCGTCAACTCGGCCGAGGCCTACGTGCTCCGGACCCAGAAAGCCGAAAGGAATCGCCGTAATGCTACCCCATGACGTTGTCCGCGAGGCCGCTCGCCTGATCCGCGAAGGCGGCCACTCCCAGCGCTGCCATGCCCGCGACGAGTTCGGCTTCGAGGTGCCGCTGTTCACCAATACCCGCGGCACCACCGAGATCGACACCAGCCGGGCCAAGATCGGCAAGGCCACGGCCTATTCGATCTACGGCGCCATCGCCGTGGCCATCCAGTCGACCGCCACCAACCCGACCTCGATCTGGGTGGCTGTCCGCGACGAGGCCCTGCGCTCCGCCAAGGCGACCCCTGGCGGCTCGAACAATTTGCATCCCGTCATGGCGCTGAACGAGCACCCGGACACCACGCAGGAGGATGCGGTAGCGTTTCTGGAGCGCGTGGCGCTGCTGCTGGAGCCTACCGCCAAGCAAACCGTGGAGGTTGCCGCCAATGGCTGATCCTATGACCGTCGGATGGGCCATCGCCAGTCGCTATAGCAGTGTTCTGGCATCCGAGACCCGCGACCTTGCCGCAGCCATCGATGCTGCCATCCCGATCTGGCGTCCGATCGGCGGAGGAATTGGTAACATGGCTGGCAGCTACGACCACACCCGAGCCGAGGTCGAGGCCGAGTTGCGCGAGCGCATCATCGTCGGCGGTGGCTATGGCGATCTGACCGAGGACGAGCTTGACCGGCTGGTCGGCAAGACGTGGTCGCGTCGCGATCCTTTGCCGATGGTCTGGTCGCCGATCGACACCGCGCCGGTCCCGCCCCGCGAGGTGCTGAAATACGACCTCTGGCACTGCTTGTTGCAGGACAAGAAGGGTCGCGTGTTCGGTGGCTTCGCCGCCTATGCCCGCATCCAGGGTAAGGCCGACCGCTGGCGCGTCCAATGGTACGCCGGCCAAGCGCGCCTCGTCGGAGGCTTCGGCTCCAAGGTCTGCGAGCCTGTGAAGTGGATGCCCATGCCGCCAGCGGAGATCGAGCCGTGAGAGATTCCATGAGCAGTGCCACCGAGCAAGCCAAGATGCGTGCCGAGGTATCGAGCGGCATAGCGATGGACCGGCTGAATTACTTCATCTGGCGCTATGCGCCAGTCGACCCGTTCGAGCGCGAGCAGTTTCAGATGGACCTGATGCGTATCGTGATCGACCTGATGCGCCACCAGGGCAACACGCTCGATCTCGGCATCGAGACCGGCTTTGCATCCATGTATCATGATCGCGCGATGCAGCCGCTTGCTCACTTCATCATGAAGCCGCCGGAGCAAAAGCCGTGAAGAAGCCCCGCGTCCTGACACCATATATGAGCCGGTTCCTTGCCAACCGGCCGATCCTGCACCACTTTATGGGCGTCGACGCTGATGACGCCACCGCCAAGCAGCGCCGCGACCGCCGCAAGAGTGCAGACTTCCTCGCCCGCGAGTTCGCCAGCGAGGGCATCACAGTCACCAAGGAGGGAAAATGACCGGAGACTGGCCCAATATCCTGACGCTGATCTCGATGATGTTCGGCTACACGCTGGGCTTCCTGCTATCGAGCGCCGCCAGGAACGCCGTCCAATCGTGGATCGAGCCTGACACCATGGACTGGCTTGGCCTCGTCCTGCTGATCGCCATGGCCGCGACGTTCGTTGCATGGGGTGACTGGTGGCTGCTCTTTGGCCTGCTGATCGTCGCCAACCGCTGGGCTGTCCAGTTCGGCTACGGCATCTATGCCTTCATCGCAGAAATGGAGCACCGCAATGCGTCGCTTCGCTGAATTCATCCGCGCGTGGCTCGAAGCCATCGTCGCGCTCGACCGCTGCTGAAAGGAGAGACCATGGGCATCAAGGACCGCATCATCGCCATGCTGGGTGGCACACCGCCGAAGCCGCTCGATGACGAAGTCTCGCACGTCGGCGCGTTCACGGCTGGGGCTGACAGTCCCATCGTCAAGATGATGATGGAGCGCCGCGCTCGTGGCGAGACCGGCCCGCTGACCGTCTCGCGGGATAGCGCGGAAGGCCGCGCCATCATGAAGGAGCTTGGCATCGGCGCCCCGGTCCACACCGGAAAGGAGCCGACCGACGTGACCGAGATCGCGCGCAAGGCGCTGGGCGGCGATCCGGATGGCGACCATATCGAGTGGGCGCACTGGCTGAAGGAGCGCGCCTCGCTTACCGACAAGTTTCCCGGCTGGATACCGTGCCGGTTCTTCAACCGCATCGGCCCCGAGAGCGCTGGAGGTGTGTTCGGCGCGGTCAAGGGCCAGTTCGGTATCTGGGAGAGCACGTTCGGATTCTGTGACTACGATGCAGATGAGGACGATCAGTCGATGAAGGTGCTCCCGAGCCTGACGCATCTGCCGAGCGGCATAGTGATCGGCACATTCATCGACGCGCCGGCTGCCATCGCTGCCTCGGAAGCCGCAGCCGTGCTCGACTGGAGCCAGATGCCGCAGGCCGATCCTGACGATACAGCCAGCAATGCGTGGCGGATTCGCCTCTCCCAGCTGCACCAGACCTGGGCCTTCTACGGCATCTGCAAAGAGGATCGCCGCCACGCTCACGAGCAGGCCTATGGCACCGTGGTCTCGATCTTCGCCAAGCGCGATCTCGCCGAAGGTAAGCCGGAGAAGATGTCATGAGCCCGTATGCCAACCCAACCAGTATCACCGCCGATGATGCCGCCAGCAAACTGGCTCACCTCTGCGAGGCCTACAACATCGGCCGCTTCCCGGCCTGCAACACGGCCGCGATCGACGCCGTCCGCAGGATGTTCACCGAGCGCTGGCCTGATCTGAGCCTCGCCGCGCACCAGCTGCACGACGCGCTCGCGATCCGCGATAAGCTGAACATGACCGATCCGTCGCGCAACGCCAACCCGGCTCCGCCCGGCGCGCGCGAGGTGCACGAGCCGGAGTATGACGGCAACCGGTTTGGCGCGCTTGATCGCCTCGCCGACCGCATCACCGAGGCCTTCAACTTCCTCAACGCGCTCCGCGATCGCATCGCCGCCCTCGAAACCGGGCTTGGAGGGATCGGCGGCGTGCGCGATCTTGTGAACCAGCAGCGCGAGCGCATCGAGGATTTGGAGAAGTGGCAAGCCAGCAGCAAGGTGACCTTCGTCGATGGTAACGCAGTCACTCGCAAGACCGGCGGCCCCATGATGACGGTAGAGGCAGTCCGCACTGACCGCTTCGTGCAGTGCATCTGGTTCGATGGCGGGGAGTTGAGGCGCGATACCTTTCATGCCTATCCGGCTGACGCCCACACCTACTTGTGCTAGAGAATAGGGCATAAGTTGGAACTCCAAGGAGGCTAAAATGACTGAACCACGTTTCTTTATCGATCATGGCGTGATCCACGACCGCGTGACAGGTAAGCATGTAGTCACTGATGGCGAATGGCCGTTTGAGGATACCGTTGAGATGGTGTGTGAATTGCTCAACGGGCTGGCCCCGCCAGCAACGGCGCGCGGGAATTACGAAGGGCGGCACCCGAATGACATGGTGCTGCATCCTCTTTCGGAAATCCGCGAATGGGATGAAGCCCTTGCTGTGCTTGGCATTCAGGACAGCACCCAGACGCCCGCCGAAGCTATCCGCGAACTTAATGCTGAAATCGAGCGGCTCCGCGCCACAGTCTTGGCGGCCAACGGTCTCATAGCTGATGTGTCGTCGCTTTTGAAAGTTGCCTGAGCCATGCCTCCCTATGCCGACGTGCTCAAATGGGAACATCTGCCGTTCCCAAAGTCCCTGCCCAGCTTCCAAAGGCTTTTCCCGGGTGACGCTGCCTGCGCCTCCTATTTGGAGCGCGTGCGGTGGGAGAAGGACTTCGTCTGTCCGCTTTGCGAGGCCAAGGGCGAGCCGTATCGTTTCACCGCGCGCCCCGGCGTGCTGCGCTGTAAGACATGCAGGCAGGACACGGCTCTGACTGCCGGGACCGTGATGGAACGGACCCGAACGCCGCTTACGGTCTGGTTTTGGGGTGCTTACCTCGTTGCGAGCATGACGCCCGGCCTTTCGGCTATGCAATTTCAGAGGCAGCTTGGCCTCACCCGATACGAAACTGCCTTCCAAATCCTGCACAAGCTGCGCGCTGGAATGGTGCGACCCGACCGCGACAGGATCGGCGGCGCTATCGGCATCCGCGACCATGTTGAGGTTGACGAGACCTACATCGGCGGCTCGATCCGGGGCGAAGGCCGTGGCGCGCACGCCGATGACAAGTCCATCGTGATCGCGGCGGTCGAGGTCCGAACCCGTCCGCCCAAGAAAGGGGACAAGCCGACCCGTCGTGGCGGTCGCTATGCAGGACGCCTGCGGATGGCAGTCATCGGAGACCGCACCGCGCAATCCATGGTCAATTTCGTTGAGGCGGCTGTAGCGCCCGGCGCGATGGTGGTGACGGATGGAGCGCCGGGATACGCCAGCCTGACCAAAAAGGGCTTTGAGCACCTGCCAGTTGTCGAAGCTGGCAACCCGGAAGTGGCTGAAGAATACCTGCCCATCGTTCACCTTGTCTTTTCGAACCTGAAAAGCTGGCTGACCGGATGCCACCACGGGGTCAGTCCGCAGCACCTTCAAGCCTACCTGAATGAGTTCACGTTCCGCTTTAACCGGCGCTTCTACCCGTTCAACGCCTTCCGCTCGCTGCTCGGCATCGGCGCGGGTAACGAAAGCCCGACCTATGACGAACTCTACAGCGGAGAGTGGGAACACCCTAGGGTTAGCGATCATGGGTGATAACCGGATAGGCATGATACCTTTGCTCCCGAGGCCCTGAACAAATGGAAGCTGGTGACGTGATGGGCAGCATCAGCAGCATGTTCTCCAAGGCCCGCGACAAGATCGAGGAGATGGTCTGGGGTGCGCCGCGGGTCCGGCTGTTGGTGGTGGACTGCCCAGACCCGGTTGACCCCAACCGCGAGCCCGGCTTCATGTGCCGGGCCGGCGAGGATGTGGTGTGCGACGGCCCCGATCAGCATGTTATCGCCACCGCGGTCGAGGACATCAAACTCGGTGACGACTCGGACAAGGTGAACGAACAGTTCTACTGGTTCCAGGCCCCGCCGCAGGTTGGCGAGCAGCTGATGAAGATCGAGTGCACCCAATGCAAGGGTCGCTGGGTGTCGAGCGGGATGCACCTGCATTTCAAGGGAGGCTGGCGATGACGTTGACAGCTGACAGCCTCCTCGCTCAGCTGAACCACATCCAGCGCGCTGCGCCGGCCATGCTCTTGATCTATAGTGTCAACGCGCTGGAGGCGACCGAGGAGCGCCTGTTTCCGTTCTCGAAGAACCGTTCGCGGCGTATTCATAAGAAGCTGGTGAGGCGCTTCGGCGGCGAGTTCCGCATGAGGCCGTGCATCTTCAAGGTCAACAACACCCTCATCGCCCATCCATCGTTCCGCGCCGAGATCGAGCGCGTGACCGTCAAGGTTCAGCAGAGTGCAATCACGGGCCTATTCGGCCCTTAACCCAGAGAGAGGAGACCCTACCAATGATTCTTACCCGAAAGATCGCCGCCGCGTTGCTCATGTGTGCAGCGCTTTGGAGCCCGGCGCAGGCCGGCGAGAACCTGATCGTCGACATTACGCCGGTCGCCCCGCGCGCCAAGGACAACCCGTTCACGTTCACCGGCATCCCGGTCTGGACGCCGATCTGGGTCTCCCGCTACGACCAGGGCTATCCCGTGATCCCGACGCCGGACGCCGCCTGCTTCTCCTGCTTCATGGCTCCGTTCGCCTCCAACGATGGGATGCGCCCCGCCAAGAGCGCGTTTATCTCGTTCGCCGTCCTCGGCCAAACCTCGAACACCCGCGTCCGTCTGGTGTCGTTCTACTTCAATTACAACACCAACCAGAACGTCAGCGACAATACTTGGTGCGATCAGGCACCCGACCAGCTGAATGCGCCGCGCATCCGCGTCTGCGACATCACCACTAAATGGAACGCGATCTGGGCCGATCCCTTCCTCCGCGCCCAGCAGCATCAGTTCTATTACGAGGTGATCGGTACCGGCTCCATCTACATGGCCCGGATGCTCATCGACTACGCCAACTGAACCGCGGAGGTTACAATGGGTCAGGGCGCAAAGTGTTTCGGTAGCACGGCGGCTTTTGATGCCGCAGGGGCCGGTTCGACTCCGGCTGCGCCTGCCAGGGAGCCCGGGTACTGCTCCACCTGTGGCACCACGAGCCTTGGCGACTTTCAGGAGTGCGGCGGCGAGTGCTGGTGGGTCAATGTCGGTGAGGAGGAGCCGCGCCGTGCAGCCTGATCCCCGCAAAGCCTACGAAGATTGGCGCGCGCACTATCTATTCCTCCACGATCTCCGCGAGGACGCCAAAGCCCATGGCATGGATGCGGCGGCTGCGGCTTACGACGCCCAGATGCGTCAACATAAAACCAAGCTGGTCGGTTGGGAGAAGCAGCTATGAACGTCCGCCGCAACGCATTGCACGACGACTGGCGCGACACCATGCGCGAGGTCTGGAAGGTCGAGCCCGGCCTCATCCTGTGCATAACACAGGCGCAAAACCTGATCGCGATCGGCGGGTATCATCCCAGCCGCGGCTATCCGAAGCCGGCCAACGATACTTTCTTCACAACCTCACTTCCGTAGCAGGTCTCTGAAAAGGAAACGGAATTGCAAGCGTTGTCCACACTGTCCCCGCAGATCACGGTCTAACAAACACAGTCAGAAAGATTCTATAGGCTGTTAAGGAAGTGGCTGGGGACAGTGGTAACTCTGTGGATAAAAGGTTAACGCCGCCATAGCTCAACCCGGTAGAGCGGGCGCATTGTAGGCGTCAGGTTGCAGGTTCGAATCCGTGCTGGCGGCACCAGCCCTCGTAGCTCAATTGGAAAGAGTATGGAGATTCTACCTCCACGGTTGCAGGTTCGAGTCCTGCCGAGGGCACCATCGCGGTACCAAAAATCGACCGGTGGATAACCGGAAACCACGTGCAACTGACACCGCTTCGAGGTATGATTCGCGCCTTCCTACCAAAACCCCAGAAGCCCAGGAGGCATCCCATTGACCGAACCGGTCCTCAAGACCTTCGTTGACGTGCTGGAGGCGAACGAGCGTCGCCTTGGCACCATCGCCGAAGCAACCGCCGCACTTGACGCCATCATGAAAGCGGCACGGCTCACCGGCAAGAAAGCCAGCCTCACCATCAAGATCGAGGTGGCGCCGGACAAGAACGACGAACTGGCACTGACGATGAGCGCCGACGTGAAGGCCTCGATCCCGGTGGCAGAGCGCAAGAAGGCCCTGATCTACCACGATCCGGCCAGCCAAACCTTCTCCAAGACCGACCCGCGCCAACTGGAAATGCTTGCCGAGCGCGAGCAGGAGCGTCAGGAGCGCGAGCAGACCTTGAACGAGGCTGGCGTCGCCCAGATCGGCCGCGGCCTTGTCGCCGCGACCGCCTGATCCCACCGATTACCCCGTCTGGCTTGGGCCGGACGGGGAATTTTTTTATGCCATCCCCGTGCATCCAGAGTTGATGCGCCAACTTCAGGAGACCGATTTGACCACCGAAACCCACGATCCCCAGAGCAGCGCTACCGTCATCAAGGAACTCGCCGAGAAGATGGCTGACGGCGTGCCTGCCGCCGAAATCCGTACCGGCGACGGCCGTATCTTCCTCCTTCACCGTAACGACTTCGCGGTCACCGAAAAGACGCTGTTGAATGCCGCAGAAGTGCTGCCGCCCAAGATCGTCACCACCAATGTTGCGATCGACACCGCGGCTTCGCTGATCGACTACGTCAACCGCTTCAAGAACGACGATAGCGTGCTGTTCGCTGACGAAACCACCAAGAAGGTGGTAGCCGTGATCGACTATCACGAGTCGGCGGACCTTAATGGCAAGGTGGTCCCGCGCCACGCTTCCCAGATTGCAACGCTGTCGCTGCGCTATGCCGACCAGTGGAAAACATGGATCGGTCAGGATCAGCGTCTCGTCCGCCACGTCGACTTCGCCACCTTCCTGGAGGAGAACCAGTTCGACGTGTCCAAGCCGGCCGGAGCCGATCTGCTCGAACTGTGTCGCGATCTGCAAGTTAAGGTGGGTATGGACTTCTCGTCCTCGATCCGCATGGGCGATCAGGTTTCGGTCACGTTCCAGAAGGAGGACGATGTCTCGACCAAGGGCAGTCTCCAGCTGCCGGTTTCGTTCGAGACCACCATCCCAGTGTTCTTCGGCGAGTCGATGGTCAAGGTGCTGAACTGGACCCGTCGCAAGGTCGAAGGTGGCGCGCTCAACCTCGGCTACAAGATGAGCCAGCGCGACCTGATCGAGGCGCAGGAATTCGCCCGCATCGTCGGCGTGATCCAGTCCGGCGTTGGCGACCTCACCACGATCTATGGCAAGCGTCAGGCGTAAGCTACCCTCGCGCATGACGTGATTGCCACAGAGGGGACCGGGCGTCCGCGCCCGGTCCCTGCATCCGCGAACAGGAGGGAAGATGTCGAAGGAATTGACGTACCGGCTGGGTGTGACCACGTTCAAGCGTGAGACCGGCCGCCTTGGACCGGCCGTGGTCGGTGCCTACATCCGCATTTTGATGGACTATTTCGAGCAGGGCGAGGCCCCGCCGGATGACGATATGGTGCTGTCGCGCATCGCGGGCTGCGATCCGGTAACGTGGGCCGATATTCGCGTGAAGATCGAGCGCGCTGGATTGTTCGAGATCAAGACGTTGATCGGCTCTACTCGCGTTTGGACTCATGCTGGAGCCGAGGCCGAGATCGCCGCTGCGCTGTCGCGCAAGGACAAGTCGAAGAAGGCCGCCACCGCGGCCGGGCAGAATCATACCGAGCGCGCCGCACAGCGCCAAGGCAACGGTACCGTCATGATCGGCGCCGATCCCGAGGCCCATCGCACCGCGCAGGCCCATGAGGAACAAGCCGAAGTCAACATCATGTCGCAAATCAGCGACGACTTCGTCGAGACCGATGACGACGATGACGGCATCCCCGAGCCCCCGGTCCCGCAGCCGCCCGGCATCGTGTTCGAGAGCGGCATCGATCCCGAATTCAAACCAACCGGCTCTTGGATCGTCAACGCACAGGCCGACGGCTACGACGCCGCCCAGATCAGCGTCGAGCTTGACGCCTTCAAGCGCTATCACCACGCCGCCGGCACCACCTCCATCAACTGGCCCGAAATGTGGGACCGCTGGTGGAATCGCAAGAAACCGCCGCTGCACCCGGCGGAGAAGAAGCCCAAGCCGCGCGTCGAGGTGTCACGCCGCGCACCCGCTCCACCTTCGGAGTAACCCATGGCTGAGTGTCGTTGCTGCCATACGCCGATCGCAAACGGCCTGCTTGCCTGCAAGCCTCACTGGTTCGCGCTCCCCGCCCCGTTGCGGCGCGCCATCAATGAGACGTGGAGGAAGCGGGGCGAGCACGGTTTGAAGGCGTATGTCGCCAACGTCAGGGAAGCCGAACGCCTCTGGCAACTGCAACAGGAGACCGCAAAACCATGACTTCCGCATCCACCCTGATCCGCAAGGCCCGCCTTGCCGAATCGAGAGGCCACCGTGCCGCGGGCAAGCGCCTGCGCGCGGATGCAGCCAAGCTGCGCCGTGCTGCGCGCAAGAAGAAGGCCAAGCCGGCGAAGAAGAAAAAGGCGAAGAAGGCTGCCACCAAAGTCCAGCGCGCCATCGCTGCGGTCGCGGCTCTCGCTCCGTCCGTCGGAGAGCAGGCCAAGTCCCCGCTCGATCTCGCTGTCGAGCGCGTCCTCGGCACGGATGCGACGCTGGAGCAGTCCATCGCTTTGCGACGCGAACTGCTCGAAGCGCGCAAGACCGGCGAGAACAACGCCGCGGCCCGTCATGCGTCGGTGCAGGAGGCCCATGACATTTCCACCGTCTGCGGTTTCATCGCGATCACCGAGCACTCCGAACGCCTGAACGGCAATCTGCCGCCGACCATGGCTGTGTCCGGCTACATGGTGGCGAAGCTCGTCCAGGCCTTGCGCAAGGCGGGCTACACCCGCGATGGCCTCAACGGCTCCGGCACCAACCGCGAAGCTATCGCCGCGCGCGTGTCGGAAAGCCGCGGTGGCTGGCGCCCGGCGACCGAGGAGGAAATCCTCGCCAACCGCGCGCGCAACTGACGAAACCTACCCGGCGGCGCGCAGTGTGCCGCCGGGCCTCCCACCGGGAAGCATCATGCTACAGACAGGGGCAGCAGTGAGCGAATTCAAGAGCATCAGCGCCGTGAAACCATCCCGCGGCTCCGGTCAATCCCGCGCCAAGGCCCGGCGCGGCGGTCAGAACGTCATGTGGCGCCGCATCACCGCGGCCTTCGATGACGATCTCAAGCGCTTCGGCGCAAATCCGGCGATGGTCGCGCCGCTCACCCGCTGGGTGCTGTTCAACCACCTCACCAAGACGCAGGGCATGGCGGGCCGCCGCTACAAGGCCATTGTCGAGAACTTCGACCGCTACCATGCCAACCCGCCCCAGCGCTCCTCGAAGTCCGCTGATCTGGAGCCCACCACCAACCGCGCCAGCGACACCACGATCGAGCGCCACATCCAGTCCGGCACCATCGCCGATTACGAGGACAAGGCCGCCTACGCCAAGCGTCAGTACAAGCGCCTGATGAAGCTGCTGGCGAAGTATGTCGACCCGATTACCGGCCGCAATCTCGCCAAGGACTATCTCGACCAGCTGTGCTTGGCCGACACCGAGCCGCCGGCAGAGGTCCGCGGCCAGTGCGCGGCCGTGCTGTCGCAGATCGCCAAGGAATTCGGCGTCGGCGAAAAGAAGCGCAAGATCACCAGCTGGAGGAAGAAGTGATGCGTGGCTTCATGCGCTTTGCGATGGCTGCCGGTGCGGCCATGCTGAACATCATGGATTTCCGGCCGACCGATCTCAAGAAGCCGGAGGAGCACCGCCGCCTCCAGAATCGACCCACCGGCAACTACCGTGGCGGCAAGTCCAGCCATGGCAAGGAGCCGCAGAGGCGCGGCTCGAACCTGCGCCTGCACCTCGGCCCGTCGGACGCCGGCCGCCTGATGCGCAATCGCACGCCGCAGCCGGGTCCGGTGCGGCTGTCCTGCCACGACTGGTTCCGTCGCAAGCACTTCGGCTCCTCGAAGCGCATACGCAACATGAGTGACGCCGAGCGCACCCGCGCGCATGGCATTCTGGAGGAGGTGCGCCTTGGCAAAAAGGTGTGAAACCTGCCGCTTTTGCGTCGGCCGCCGCGATATTGCCGACGAGGCCCAGCCTGACGGCATCGCCAGGATCGGGTACTGCGTCGGTGCGCCGCCGACGGCCATGGGGCCTTTCACGTCGCAGGTACCGATGGTGCTGCGTGACAAAGGGACTTGCGGCATGTGGCGCCTATCGCTGCGCGCATGGTGGAAGAAGGTGCGCGGCCATGCCTATCCGGCCTGAGAATCGCGCGCTCTACCCGAAAAACTGGACATCGGAGATCGTGCCGCGCATCCGGGCGCGCTCCGGCAACCGCTGTGAATGCACGGGGCAGTGCGGGGTTAACCACCCCAGCGGATGGTGGAATGCCTGCTTCAAAGGCCTTCCTCGGTGCGGCATCGCCAACGGCGACGTGAGCTATATGACGCCGAACGGCGTCTGGCACGCCTGCTTCGAGGGCGAAGTCGGCGACACCATGGAACGGCTGGACGGCAAGGACTACCGGGCTGCCCGCATCGTCCTAACCGTGGCTCACCTCAACCACAAACCTCAAGACTGCTCCGACGATAACCTCCTACATATGTGCCAAGGTTGTCATAATCGGTACGATCTGCCCATGCGCCGCGCCGGCATCAAGGCCCGCGCCAAAGCCGCCCGAGCCATAGGAGACCTGTTCTGTGAGCCTGTCTGACTGGATGAAGCAGGGCCAAGCCCATCTGCGCCGGCTTGCCAACCGCGCCGATGAGCCCGTCAGCGAGACCATGGCGGAGAAGCTGCGCACGTCCGGCGCCCGGCAGAATCCGGACGGCTCCTGGCAGACCAACGAGGGCACCGTGGTCGAGGAGAGTCCGACCGAGGCCGGGCGCCGAGAGATATACGCCAAGTCGGCCAAGAGCCGGAACACCTACTTCTACAAAGGCGTCCGCGATCCCGCGACGATCGCTATGGCCAAGCAGCTGGCCGGCAACCCCGATCTCGACATCGATTGGGGCATTTACGCGCCCGATCATGACCCGAAGGACGATCCGATGTACGGCAAATGCGATGGCGGACCCTACGACGGCCGCAACACCGTCCACCACGAGACCCCAATGATGGTGGCGATCGATGCGCTTTCCGGCCGCGCGCTGCCCGGCCAAGTCGGCCCGAGCCCCGGCCACGAGCAGCTGATCTGGAAGGCTTACGACTGGAACGCCGACCTGAAGCGCTGGGTCTGGGACGATGCGGTGCGCCGCACCGAGACGCTGAGTGAGACGCCAAAACGAGATCGAAATCCACAGGCATGAAACCCTTTTGCTGTAAGGGGATTGCCTCTGTTTGCAACGTGTGAGACAGTCCCATTTGTTCATTGGTGGTGATTCGTCCTTGAGCCAACCCCGCGCCCGTGCGCGGGGAACCTCTTTCGGGCGGTGCAGTTTGGACAGGGTGCCTGCATACGAACAGGCACTCGGCGCGTTCTCCCTGGAGTGACGCGCCCTGCACCGCCCGACGCCAATTCTCCGCGCGGCGAGCGGAGGAAGGCCAGCGTGACTGCCATAAGGCACGCAGGTTCTCGTCAAGACCTCCTCACGCCGGGGTGAATTTGACGGACCCTCGGCTTCGGCCGAGGTTGTTGCGGGGTGGAGCAGAGGTAGCTCGGCTGGCTCATAACCAGTAGGTCGTCGGTTCGAGTCCGATCCCCGCTACCAAATTCGGTTCTGGTCGGCGATTTCCCTCCTCGACCGGGAGCCCCTGGCCCGAGGCGATGCGTGACTTACCCTCCGCATTGTTTCCGGGCCGGGACCAATTCCAGAGCGAGCCAGCGGACAGGCTCGTCAATGTGAGGGCTTCTCGTCGCCAGCAGCCGTTGGCCCTGCTCAATTGAGCTACGAGAGAAGCACCGATCGACACTGGAGCCGCTGGCTGGTGTCGAAGATTTCACCCTGCGAGGGGTTCGCTTGCCGAGAACGGCATGGTTGCGGGGACATAGATTGAGGACCGGGCTGGTAAGAGCCCCGGAGAGAACCTGATCTGTCCCGCGTTAGTGGAAGGTCCGCCCGGATGTATGGTGGGTTTTTTGTGTTATGCAATAGGAGTTGTAAAATGATTAAGCCAAGCAACGGTCGCATCGTCTGGTACACGCCGGCCGTCAAGTCAGACAATTTCGACAGCGATGCCATGATCTGTCAGCACGACAGAGCGGTGCCGCTGGCGGCCATGGTGGTTCACGTCTGGGGTGATCGCATGGTCAATCTCGTCGTGTTCGATAGCAACGGCACGCCGCACGCGCGCACCAGCGTCGCGCTCGTGCAGGACGGGGACCTCGCACCCGAGCTTGGCCGTTTCGCCGCCTGGATGCCCTACCAGAAGGGTCAGGCCGCCAAGGCTGAGGCTGCCGAGGCGATGCTCGGCAAGCGCCACGAATGAGCGACGCCGTCCGCGACGCGATCCGCCGCGCCGCCGAGGAGGATGGCATCGACCCGGCTACCGCGCTGGCCTATGCCGATCGCGAAAGCACCTTCAATCCCGGCGCCAAGTCATCGAGTTCGATGCGGGGCCTCTATCAGATGTCCGGGGCGCTGCGCGGCAAATACGGCGACGCCGGCGACGCCTACGGCCAGACCAAGGTGTTCGGCCGCTACTTCAGTGATCTGAAAAAAGGCATGTCACGGCGTCTCGGGCGTGATGTCACGGATACCGAGGCCTATGCCGGTCACCACTTCGGCGAGGGCCGCGGCGCTCGCATGTTCAACATGGCGCCCGATACCCCGGTGGATCAGGTGTTCACCCCGCGCGAGTTGCGCGAGAATCCCCACATTGGAAATGCCGGCACGGTCGGCGCGCTGCTTTCCAATGTCACAGGCGACATTGACCGCCGCCGTACGACGCACGGCGCGGCTACTCCATCGCTGGACCTCTCCTCATTCGAGGAGGTGCCCGGCCTCCAGAGTGCAACACCGCAGACCGCGGCGCTCGATTTCAGCCAGTTTGGCGAGGTATGAGCGACGATTTCGACGATCTGCCCTCGGGCAGCGGCGAAGCACCAACCAAGGAACAGGTGCTCGCGGTCTACAATCACATGCGCGGCCGGAATCGGCCGCACGGCACCGGCAAGGTTCTCGACGAAATGCTGGCGCTCGGCTTCGTCACGTCGCGCGCTGCGATCGGCCGCGCGCTGCTCGGCGCGCCTGGGCGCGAGCCCGTTAAGGCCCGGGGACCGGCGCCAAAGACGCGCGAGGAGCGCAATGCGCTCAATACGCCGGAGCAGCGCACCCAGCGCAAGCGGCTCAATAACCGGCACGAGCACAAGAAGGCTGCTCCTCCGGAGGAGGGGGGCCCGGCGGCCAAGAGCATCGGCGATGTCGCGGAGAAGCTGATCGAAAAGCTCGCCGACGACACGCTCTCCGCCGACATCAAGGATTTGCTGTCGAAGGACGGCGACCGCCCGAAGCACTCCTCGACGGAACTGGCGATCGAGGAAAACCGGGTCCGCATGGCGGTCAACATCGCGCTCGGCCGGCGCATGATCGACAAGGCGGAGTTCCTGCTGCTCGACATGCGCGGCACGGCCGCCCTGGTCGACGCGCTGACATGCGCGGTGAAGGTCTCGGGCGGTGCGGCCATCGATATTTCGCGGCCCAGCGCCGCCGATCCGGACAAGCCGGGCGATCTCAGCCCCGGCGGTCACACGATGAAGGAGATCAACCCGCCGCGATCAACCGGACTGGCGGCCGATCTGGCGCAGTTCCGCCGCGAGAAGGCGGCCGGAAATGGCGCGCGAGCTTAGAGGCACGCGCTACCTCGGCAACGATCCGGAGCTTGGGCACTTCATCAGTCAGGAGTTGCCCTATCTGGATTTCGAGGAGACGCTGGACTTCTACGAATACTTCGAGACCGTGCGCGCGACCTCCGACCGGGACCGCGCGCTGCTCGGCTGCAACGACCGCTATTACCTGCTGACCATCCTGTGCCACCGCAAGGATGCGTTCGCGGAGTGGATTTTCAATCGCTGCCGCGAAGTAGAGTCGAACCCCGACGGTCACCTCGATCTCTGGGCGCGGTACCACTACAAGAGCACGATCTGCACGTTCGCGGGCCTGATCCAAGAGGTGATGGTCGATCCGGAGATCACCTGCGCGATCATGAGCGGCACCAACAAGGTGGCCCAGCCGTTCCTCAAGCAGATCATGGAGGAGTTCGAGTCCAACGAGGACTTGAAGCGCATCTATTCGGATGTGCTCTGGGAGGAGCCGCGCAAGCAGGCCCCGCAATGGTCGATCTCGGGCGGCATCATCGTCCGGCGCCGCGGCAACCCGAAGGAAGCCACCATCGAGGCCTTCGGCCTGATCGACGGCATGAGGACGGGCAAGCACTATCAGCTGCTCGACTATGACGATCTGATCGACGAGTCGATGGTCGACAATCCGGACATCGTCAAGAAGGTGACGACGCGCTGGGAATTGTCGGACAACCTCGGCACCCTTGGTATCACGCGAAAGTGGCACCAGGGCACACGCTATTCGTATGCCGACACCTACGGCATCATCATCGACCGCGCGATCCTGAAAACGCGCATCCACCCGGCGACCGAGAACGGTCAGCTGAACGGCAAGCCGGTGATGCTCACCGAAAAGCGCTGGGCGGAGATCAAGACGACGCAGCGCTCGACCGTCGCCGCGCAAATGCTGCTCAATCCGCTGGCGGGCAACGAGAACACCTTCACGACGCTGGCGCTCAAGCACTACGACGTGATCCCGTCGGTGATGAACGTCTACATCATGTGCGACCCGTCGAAGGGTAAGACGAAGCGCAGCGACCGCACCGCGATCGCGGTCATCGGCTACGATCTGGCCGGGAACAAGTACCTGCTCGATGGTTTCTGCCACCGCATGAAGCTGTCGCGGCGCTATGAACTGATTACCCAGCTGCGCGAGAAGTGGCTGGAGCACCCAGGCGTGCAGATGGTCCGCGTCGGCTACGAGCAATATGGCCTCGTGAACGACATCGAGGTCATCAAGGAGTATCAGGAGAGAGACGAGAACTACTTCGAGATCGTCGAGCTTTCGACCCCGCGAGAGGGCAAGCACTCCAAGACCGACCGCATCGAGCGGTTGCAGCCGGATTTCAACCGGAACCTGTTCTACATCCCGGCGGTGGTCTACCACCCCGAGTTCGGCGGCAAGCACAACAACTCCGCCCTTTGGGATGTGTGGACCGAGGACGACAAGAAGCTGATGGACGAGGCCGGCAACACCGACCCGACCAAGAATCCATCGCCCGGCACCATCATCTATCGCAGGATGGATGGCCCGACGCGCTTGCAGCGCGCGATGGAGGCCCGCTTCGAGAGCCACCGCATCGTGCACGCGATCCGGCGCCGCAACGAGGATGGCGACATCTACGACCTGACGCGCATGTTCATCGAGGAGTACCGCCTCGTGCCATTCGCGCCACACGACGACCTGATCGACGCAGTGTCGCGCATCTTCGACATGGAGCCGATCAAGCCCGTGATGATCGAGGCGGGCGCGACCCAACCCCGAACCTACGCGGATTCATGATGGCTGGCACCTACTCCAAACCGCGGACGCTCAACATCCCCTGGAAGGTGATGGTGGTGCGCGCCGACCCCGACTTCGAGGCCGCGAAGCGAAGCGAAGTTTTCTATCAGTTCTCCAACGGTAGGAAGTTTCGCGGCAACCCGACAACCCACGGCGCCTACTCGAACGAGACGCCGGACAACCCGACCTTCGACTGACAGGAGCGAAGCATGTTTGACAAGATTGTCGCCCATGGCGACCACTACAAAGGCCCGGCGCAGGGTCTCGGCAGCGAGCACGGCGATAGCTGGCCGACCGCCGTCGGCAAGATCAACGCCGCCTTCGAGGCGTTCGGCAAATGGATCGAGGGCTTCGATCCGGACGCCAAGGCCAAGATGACGGATGCGCCGATCACCGCGCAGGAAGTCGGCGACATCGTCCAGCGCGCTCTCCAGCCGTTGCAGGATCAGGTCAACAAACTGCGCATGGAGATCGAGGTGGCCAACGCCAAGACCGAGATCGCCAACCAGCTGGGCACCGCGGTCGACGGCCTGACCTCGCGCGTCGATGCGATGGAGAGTTTCTTCACCGAAGCACCGCAGACCACCACGGTTGTCGAGCCTGACCCGGTCCTGCCACCGCCCGAGGACGCGCCGTCTCTCGATCCGGATGGCAAGCCGGCCACCGGCGGCGATCCGGTACCGCAGTCGTGAGCGAGATCATCGATCAGGAGGACCGGGTCGAGTCCCGGTCCTTCACCGATCTGACCAGCGGTAGCCGCGAAGTCATCGTTCGCAGCCAATATATCCCGCCGCTCGATGGGCATGACGACGCCGACTATGAAGGCTTCGATATGTTCGTGGCCGAGGGCATGGGCCTGCTGCTCAACAAGCACTATTTCGGCTACGAGTGGAAAACCTACGCCGACACCAAGCAGGGCATTGTCGGCTTTGCGATCCCCGAATTGATGGGGCCGACCCTGCATTACGTCATCAACCTGACGAAGTGGGACAACACGAGCGACTTCTTCACGCGGATGGTGATCGATAAGGCCGGCGAGCTTCTGGAACGCATGAGCTTGCCACGCGGCAGGGCCGACATGGAAGCCATCCTCGCGGCGAAGCTGCGGCGCGACACTTTCCAGTTCGACGGCCCAGGCGGCAGGAAGCTCCAGTAAATGTTGCGTGCAACCCCACCCGGCGAGGATGGCGTCCGCCGTCCGCGCGCAGGCCGCGCGCCTGTCGACATCGAGGGCGATGAGCGCCGGCTGGCGTCCGCCGAGGATGGCTTCCAGTTCGAGGGCGAAGAAGCCTTCGGTGAGGACGAGGACGACGACGGGCTGGAGTTTGACGAGAAGCCGACCGACGACGAATTCCTGCAAATGGTCTACGAGGCCGATCAGCAGGCGCTCCAGTACGTCAATCAGGTCAACCGCGATTCCTGGCAGCGCGGCTACCGCGCCTACCATCAGGAGCACGCCGACGGCTCCAAATATCGATCGCAGGACTATAATAACCGGTCCCGCCTGTTCATCCCCAAGACCCGGACATCGGTGCGCAAGGACATGGCGGCCACGGCCGCTTCGCTGTTCGGCTCGCTCGATGCGGTCAACGCGATGCCGGGCAATGAGGGCGATCCGATGCAGCGCGCATCGGCCGCTGTCATCAAGGAACTGCTCAACTACCGCACCGACCGCGGCAACCAGAAGGCCTCGATCCCGTGGTTTCACGTCGCGATGGGATCGCGGCAGACCTCGCTCATCACCGGCATCTGCCTGTCGAAGCAGTATTGGAAGCTCGAACTAAAGCGGAAGAAGCAGCAGGAGGAGTTCGAGGACGAGGAGACCGGTGAAAAGGGCCTGCGTGATGTGTGGGCGCCGTGGATCGACCGGCCGGAGTGCGAACTGATCGCGCCCGAGAATTTCGTGATGGACCCGGCGGCCGACTGGACAAACCCGGTGCAGGACGCGGCCTACATCATCATCAAGTGGCCGATGCGCGTTGACGAAATCCGCCGCCGGCAGCGCGATCCGCGCAACCCCTGGCGCAACCTGTCCACCGACCAGCTGATGGCGTCCGGCGAGGGCGCGCAGATGCAGATGGAAGCCATCCGCCGCGCGCGCGAGCAGGGCCTCGATCGCTACGACCGCTCGCAGACCACCCGGCATTTCGACGTGATCTGGGTCTGGGAGACCTATGTCCGCACCGCGGGCGAGGATTGGACGTTCTTTTCGCTCGGCGACAAAGACCTCCTGACAGACCCCAAGCCGGTCTCCGAGGTTTACCCCGAGCAGTTCGGCGAGCGACCTCTGGCACTCGGCTACGGTTCGCTCGAAGCCTTCCGCATCTTCCCGATGTCGAATGTGGAAAGCTGGCAGATGCTCCAGCAGGAGGCGAACGATGTTCGCAACCTGTCGCTGGACGCGCTCAAGCAGAACATCATGCCGGTGACCAAGGTGCGCCGGGGTCGCAACGTCGATCTCGACCAGCTGCGCCGCCGCGGTACCGGCACCGCGATCATGGTCACCGAGCCGGACGATGTGTCCTGGGAGAAAACCCCGGACCTGACCAACGGCGCCATGGCGATGAAGCAGGCGCTCGATGTCGAGTTCGACGATCTGTCGGGGCAGCAGAATTACGGCACGGTCGAGCAGAACAACGCGCTCGGCAAGACGCTGGGCGGCTTGAAGCTGGCGGCCGGTGCGGCCAACGCGGTGCAGGAATATGACATCCGCGTCTGGATCGAGACATGGTGCGAGGTGGTGCTGAACCAGCTGGCGCGGCTCGAACAGTTCTATGAGTCCGACGAGATCGTGCTCGGCATCGCGGGCGACCGCGCCAAGCTGCTCCAGAAGTTCAACATCGACCAGATCACCGACGAGCTTCTGGAGAACAACATCACCGTGCGGGTCAATGTCGGCCTCGGCGCCGGTGATCCGCAGCAGCGCTTGCAGAAGTTCGCGAGCGCCACGCAAGTTGCGGTCCCGCTGCTCCAGCAGTCGCCGGACTTCCAGAGCCAGAAAGTCGTGATGGATTACGAAGCCATCATGGAGGAAGTGTTCGGCGCGGCCGGCTACCGCGACGGCGGCAAGCGCTTCATCAAGCCGGGCGAGGGCCAAAAGCCCAACCCGACCGTGGAGCCGCAGATCGAGAAGCTGAAATCGGAGGCCGCCAAGAACTACGCCATGGCGAAGAAGGCGATCTTGGACGCGCTGTCGAACGCCGCCGAGATCGGCATCCAGATCAGCCAGGAGGAGCGCCAGAAGGCGATCGACCTGTTCGACCTCCACTATCGCCACGCCGAGCAAGTCGGCAAGGCGCAGGAAATGGGACACCAGCACGGTTTGTCCCTTCACGAACGCCAGATGGCTGCCCGCGGGCTCAACCCCGACGGAACGCCGTTGCTGCCGCCCGGCTCTCCTGTCGGCGGCGGCGAGGGCGGAGCGCCCGCCACCGCTGGATTTGCGGCCGGCGGCAGCAGTGCTCCGCCCGAACAATCCGAGGCCGCGCCGGCAAAGCCGAAGAAGCGCAAGGTCGCAATCACCAAGCGCGGGTCTGACGGTCGGGCCAGCGAATTTTCCGTCAGCGACGAAGAATAAGGAGCCGCTATGGCACAGTACAACCTCAACAACTTGCAGGCGGGCTCGCCGCAGGTGCTATCCGCCACCGCCAAGAGCATCGTCAATGCGAGCGCGGCGACTGCCACGCTGCGTCGCGCCTTCATCTATGAGGCGATCTTCGGCGCGGCGCAGGCGCCGAACGCAGTCGATTGCGAGATCGTTTGGGATTTGTGCCGTACCAATACCTCGCTCGGAACTGGAAGCGCGGCAACTCCAAGCCCGCTGGACTCGGTCGACGCCGCGGCCGGCACCGTCGGAACCGTCAACAACACCGCCGAACCGACCATCGGCGTGATCCTCGATGTGATCGCGCTCAACCAGCGCAATTCGCAGCGCTGGATCGCGCGCGACGACAAGAGCCGCCTCGTGGTGCCGGCGACCAATCTCAATGGCATTTCGCTGCGCGCCAAGTCGAGCACCTACGTCAACATCGTGCTCGGCACGTTGAAGTTCGACGAGTAAATGCGTCAAGCGCAAGGCTACTCAATCGTCTCCGGTCCTGCCGCAGGGACCGGAGAGTGGGACACCTATACCTGCGCGCATTGCAATACGCTGCATCGAGTAAAGCCGATGGCGAGCGCCGACGAAATGCCGGACGTGTGCCATATGTGTGGTGACAAGCACCGCCCCAGCTTCATCTGCAAGCACTGCCTCGGGAGAGGCTGCGATCCATTCGAGGAAAAACTAAAGCGCTTCGAGGACAAGGCGCGGTTCCGGGCGGAGTTGGTCTGACGTGGGCAAGACCCTTCCGGTTGTAAAGTTCAATCCGACGGCTGGTGGCACCACGGACTGGACCTATTCCAGCGCCATCACCGGCTATCAGTCGCCCGCATTGGCTGGTGCGATTGACGGCCAATTCCAGCGTTACCGCGCTGAAAGCCTCGACCTGACGCAGTGGGAGAATGGCTACGGTCTGGTTTCCGGCGGCGGAACTGTGATCGCGCGCACCATCATCACCGAAAATTCGTCTGGCACTGGAACGCGCCAAGGCGGCGCTGGCACCAAAATCAATTTCAGCGCGACGCCTATCGTTGGCATCGTGTTCATGCCGGAGGATTTCCGCGAGCGGCTTGATGCCGCGCGGACGATCTATGTTGGCGTTTCGGTTGGTGCTCCAACGATCTCTATCGCCACGCCAGCCGTGGTTAGCCTGACTGCGCATGGACTATCGGCTGGTGACCGTGTGGTATTCAACGTGCCCCGGAATACCCGTTCGGCCACGATCACTTCGGCCAACCCGGGCGTCGTCACCCTGAACAACCACGGTTTGGTGGCAAACCGGCCCGTCATTTTCCATTCGACGAAGCTGCTGCCAGCCGGTCTTGCGCCGAACACAACGTATTATGTCGTTGGTGCTTCGATTACGACCAACACATTCCGGGTGTCGGCGACTTCTGGCGGTGCCGCTATCAACACCACGGCGCTAACCACGACGTTCGCTGCTTCCACAACGATCACGACCAGCGCGGCGCACAATCTCAAGGTCGGTCAAATCGTCCAGTTCGCCGGCACGGTTGGCTCCGGCTTCTCCGTTGCCACCGATTATTGGGTTACGGCAATCGGCAGTTCGACGACGTTCTCTGCGTCCGCCACGCCGACTGGATCGGCGATCTCGTCCAGCGTGGCGACCGGCGGTACACTGTCATCGACCGGATCACACTACTGTTCGACGGTTGGCGCGCTGCCGACTGGTGTCACCGAAGGCACCACCTATTTCGTGCAGACAGCCGGTCTGACTGCCAACGCTTTCCGTATCTCCACGTCGTTCGGTGGCGCCGACATCAATACGTCTGGAACCGTTACGGGCTCGCCTGTTTACAATGTGTGGACCGGAAACGATGCCAACAACGGCATGACGGCAACCAGAAGCGGTGCATTGTTCACGGTCGCTGCGGCAACGGCCATCGCTCAGACTTACGACATCGGCAATAATGCGTGCACAGTCTCGATCTGTCAGGGGTACCACGCCGACACCATCACCATCAGTAACCCGTTCTTGGTGGGAACCGGCAGTATCGCGTACCAGGGCAACAGCGCCAACTCGCCGCTGGCAAGCAACTACATCATTGCCGGTGGCATGATTCTTAACCACCCTGCTCTTTTTGTGAACGTATCCGGGCTCCGATTTTTGGGATCAGTCGGAGGGTTTCAGGGGACTTTGTTTGTTGGTGGTATGCTTGATTTTGGCATGTCGAGCGGTCAGGTGCTTTCGGTGCAAGGCGTCCCGGGGTTTGCCAATGTTCAAACCCCGTGCATTTTCACGGGAGCCGGCGGACTCTGCTATCAGCTGGCTTCTCTAGGTGGCACCATCTGGCACAACGTATCCAGTTCGTTTTTGGATGTCCCTGCTTTCACGCAATGGTTTTCCTATGCTGATAGCAACGGTCTTATCCAAGCGCAGGCCGCGCAAAATGGAAGCTGCACGGTTGCCTCCAATTCATGGAATACCAACACCGGAGGAGGCATCTATTCGCAAGCCGTCGCTGGCGCGCTTCTAGGAAATATCGCTGGCGTCACCACATCGCCGGGTTGGAAAACGTAATCCGGGGCCGATTAGGTGTTGCTCGGATATGACTCGCTCGGCCGACTGACACTCGGTCAAATTTCAATTGCATCGGCAGTCACGCCGTCGTTCTCACCTTTCGGTGCAGCGACACGAAAGGCCGGACTGCCGATCGCGCTCCTGGCTGGATTTACCAGTTTCGTGGCGCCGCCTCCGGCACGGGCTGGAGCGGTCTTTGTCACTTTCAGCCAGCCGGCACCTTACGTCTACAGCCGCGCCCCGCAGCAAGAGCCTTGGGCCTACGAAGCTGCACCGACAAAGCGGCCGACCGGTGGCCTGTTCTCATCGTTCGAGCAACAGCATAGCTACCGACACTCGCCGAATAATCTTGGTGAGACCACCTTCAAGCTGTTGCCGACTGCTGACCCGACTGCGCCGCAGGCCGGCGGCACATCGCGCAGGCTCGTTAATGGTCGGTTTGTTGGCCCGTTCACTACCGCCAAGCAGGCGCCGAAGCCGAAGATCAGCTTAAAGCCTCTGCCGATCCCGCCGGCTTCGCCACCGTCGCGGCCTGTCGTCAGGCCGCAGCCGGTCGAGATCGTCAAGACGGCACTGCCTCCAGCCAGCATGGAACGGCAGGCGCTCAGTGCACTCGATCAAGCTGATGTCGAGGCCTTCCTGCGCCAGCTTGACCAAGACGAACAGGACGCCCGCGACATCGCGGAAGTTCTCGCCCTTCTCGATTGACCGCAAACAAGAGAGAGACATGGACCCGATCCTACGCCTCGGGGACGAGCAGATGCGTCTGCTCGCTGCCGATCTACAGGTGCAGATGGAGCGCAACACCGCGATGCGGCCCGTTGCCTTCATGCTCGCCAAAGCACGCGAGAAGGCCGCCAAGGCCATCGTGCTCTTTCTCGATGCCGATCCCGAGGACACTTCGCTGGTCCGCCGGCTGCAACGAGAACTGACGCTCTACAACGACATGATGACCTCGGCCCAGGAGATCATGGCGATGGGCCGCGAGGCCAACCAGCGCATCACGGAGCAGGATCGCGCTGAAATGGAAGAAGTGATCGCCGACATGGGCGATGACCAACGCAGACTGCACGGTTTTGAACCAAGAGGAGTTGACTAATGGCACCGCAAGCCAAACCGCAAGCGAACCCCGACGGTACGATCAAGCTGACCCCGGAGCAAATCCAGGCCGAGAATTTCGAGGCGCGATCCGGCTCTGACGATGGCGACGGCCTGATCGAGCGCGGCGCAACGGAGGACGTGAACCAAAATCACGGCCGCGATCCCCTGGAGGGTGGCGTCGAGCGCCGCGAGCCGATCCAGCGTTCGCCGCAGGACGATGCGCGCTCGCGCATTGCCGCACGTTTCCGCCGTACCGAGGAAGGCGGCGACCGCCCCTTCAACGGCGATTTTTCCGACCCGGAGAACGTCGTCGGCCGTATGGCCGAAACCGACGAGGACGACTCGGATGATGATCTCGCCGATCTCGGCCTTTCGGCGGAGGAGATCGCGCGCGCGCGGGGCCAGCGCGCTGCGGCCAACGAACTCGACGAGGACGATGATGCCGATCCGGCGCCGCGCCAGCCCGCGCGCCAGCAGCAGGATCAGCCGCAGGGCAAGCACCGCATCAAGGTCAATGGTCGCGTTATCGAGTTGACCACCGAACAGCTGATCGAGCGCGCTTCCAAGGTGGAAGCCGCCGACACCTATTTGCAGGAGACCCGCGATCTCCTGAAAGAAGCCAAGGCCGTCCGCTCCGGCCGAACCGTTCGCCATGACGGGGAAAATGGAGCGGAAACTGACGATCTGGGCACTGATCCGGTCGAGTTGGAGGTTCAAAACCATGAGCCTTCCACCCGCAGCGTGATCGAGAAAATCCAGTTCGGAGACCCTGACGAAGCCGCGGCCGAGCTTGAACGCCTTGTTGACCAAAGGGCGGGCAAGAAGGCCACCGAGGGGCAACTCGATCGCGTCATCAAGCAAGATTTGGCGCGCTCGCAGAAGCAACTCAAGGAATTTTCCGACGCCAACCCGCAGCTGGGCAACAATCGCATTGCTGCGCTGGCGATCGAGGACGGCATGTATCGCGGCTACCGCGAGGACATGCTGACTCTCGGTCTGGCCGAGGAACAGATTCCGCAGGATGCCACCACGCTTGCGCGCTGGCACCGCTTCTATCGGGTCAATGGTCACGACGTTCGCTCGACCAAGGATTTGCTCGAAGGCTCGAAGAAGGAATTTCTTGCGAGCATTGGGCAACTCACCGGCGGCCGTCGTCAGAATCCCGCGCCATCACGGCAGCAACCGCGCATCCAGGTCAACGTGGATCGCGATCAGCGCCGCATGGCAATTCCGTCTCAACCGACCCGTTCGGTGGCTCCGCGTCGTGACGTGCAGCCGCAGAATCGTCCCCAGACCGGGAGCGATGTCGTGAACGCGATGCGTCGACAGCGCGGTCAACCTGTAATCTAAAAGGAGAACTATCATGGCTGGTCAGACTTGGACCGTGCCCGCGGAAGGCGGCTATCTCTACTCCGATGAGTTGAGCACCGTGCTCCGTCAGCAGGTCCAGCCTCTCACCAAGTTCCGGCAGCTGTGCGATGCGCAGGATGGCACCCAAAAGGGCCTGAACCGCGGCGAGCGCTTCAACTGGAACGTCTACTCCAACGTCGGCACTCAGGGCCGCCGTTTGAACGAAAACGTCCCGATGCCGGAGACCGGCTTCACCGTGGCACAGCGCTCGCTGACCGTCACCGAAGCCGGCAACAGCGTGCCGTACACCGGCAAGCTGACCGCGCTCGCCAAGCAGGACGTGGTCACCATCATCGACAAGACGCTGAAGGACGACGCGCGCAAGTATTTCGACATCGAGGCTTACCTCCAGATGAAGAATACCCAGCTGCGTTTCGCCCCCACCGGCGGCAACTCGGCGACTGCGATCACGCTGGATACCGCGGGCGTGTGTTCGACCACGAACAACCTCGCCCTCGGCACGGGTCACATCAAGGCGGCCGGCGACACGATGAAGGAGCGCAATATTCCGCCCTACATCCTCGACGACTACGTCTCGATCTCGCACCCGTCGACTTACCGCGGCCTGAAGAACTCGCTGGAGACCCTGCACCAGTACACCGAGACCGGTCTGGCGCACATCTTCAACGGTGAGATCGGCCGCTACGAGTCGTTCCGCTTCATCGAGCAGACCTTCATCCCGAAGGGCGGCGCGGCGAACGCAACCACCTACGACCCGTGGTCCGGTACCGCGCAGGCCTGGACCAACGCTCTGTCGTCCTGGGCCTTCATGCTCGGCGCCGACACCGTCACCGAAGCCATCTGCATCCCCGAGGAAATCCGGGCGAAGATTCCGGGCGACTTCGGTCGCTCGAAGGGTATCGCTTGGTACTACCTCGGTGGCTTCGGCCTCGTTCACACCGACGCGACCAACAGCCGCGTCATGATGTGGGACTCCGCGACCTGATCGGCCGCTGAGTGAACTGCCAGTGGGGGACGGCGGCATAGTGCCGCCGTCTCGATCACCACAGAGAAAGGCAAGACTATGAGCTACGAAAACCCGTGGAAGCGCGAAGTCTACTACATGCCGTCCTCGGCATATGGTGCGACCACCGCGGCCAAGAAGATCAAGTCCCCGAAGAACAAGCAGGGCCTTGTCCGCGACATCGTCGTGATGCTTTCGGCTGACGCCGTTGGCACCACCACCGTTCCGGAAATGAACGTCGGCGCCTCGTCCGGCTCGTCCGAATATGCCCGCTTCCGGCTCGGCACTTCGGCAATCGCTGGCTATGCCGCGGCCAACACCCCGTTCCGCGCGCGTGCGCTGATCGAAGGTCAGGCCGGCTACAACGGCAGCCAGATCACTTGGTCCGACTACGCCGGCCACGTCGCGCTGGAGACCGCGAAGATTCCCGCCGATACCGCGGTATTCATGACCGGCGTCCAGGGCGTCGGCGGCACCCCGGCCGGCACCTTCGAGGCCTACGTCCACATCGATTGGGACTAAGATCGCCGCCGGGGCTACGGCCCCGGCTCCTGCACTCTAATAAGGAGCCGACCATGGTTGGCACTTTGTTTCGTTTCGGTGGCTTCTACGACCCGATCGGGTTTCAGCGCCGAAACCAACCGATGGACGCCCCTGCCGCAAACCCGTTGCCGGAGAACGCCAAACAGGCGGACTGCGGTGATGCCGGCAGGGACGGCTACACGGTTCTTTCGCGCGCAAACCGGGCGACCGGCGAGCGCAAACTGCAACACGCGACCCCGATGTTCGAGGGTCCGGAACTGGAGGACTACTGAAATGGGTAGCTACAAGGGCGAAAGCTCTGTGTTCACCGGCAACTCGACTGGCGGCTCGCCGGGCGAATCCGCCGGCATCAAGCGCGACTCCATGCCGGGCGGCACGCATATGCGCGCCTTCACGCAGGACAACGTCCATGGTGTCAATCTCAAGAACACCATGGGCAAGGAACTCGGCGGCAGTGAGACCAATCTGGCTCACTCGCTTTCCGGTGCCAGCGCCGTGGAAGTTCAGCCCGGCGCGCCGCGCTCGGGCAAGCGCACCACGCGCGAAATCTAACCGCAGCACCGCTGCACTTTAAGGAGTTCACATGAGCGATCCCGCAAACGCAGATGCGAACGCTGGAGCCGGGGGTACGCCCCCGGCACCGGTTTCTCGCGAGACCATCAAGCGTCCGACCAAGCCGGTCGACGTTTTCCTGATCGAGACCATCGATCATTCGACGGTTCATGGCGAGCGCCCGCCGGGCGATCCGGACCACGGCCTATGTTACGTCCAGAACGGCTTGCCGTTCGACGCCGAGAAGAAGCTGATGCGCGGCCACCGCATGGTCACGCAAAACCCGAAGGCTGCTGCGGCCATCGCCAAGATGGAGGCTCGCGCTCGCAAGGTTGCCGAGCGCAATGCTGCCAAGGCCGCGGAGGAGGAGCCGGAGGACGATGACGAACTCGACGCCGCCGACGATGGCGAGGAGGGCATCAACCTCAAGGCCTGGGCTATGGGTTCCAAGAAATACCTGTGGCAGCTGGTCTCCGACACCATCGTCCTCAAGTACGCGAAGCGCCCGATGAACAAGCGCGACGCTCTGGAGACCCTGATCTCGGAAGGCGTCGTGCAGCCCGGCCAATTGTCGGCCGAGCACAAGCGCGCGCTCAACACTCTGTAAGGACCGCGCACGATGGATTACACCAGCCTCACCGCCGGCAAAGGCACGGCTGGCTCCATCCTCAATTGGGTCGGCTATTCCAAGATGGATGCGCCGACCCTTTTGCAATGGGCCGAAGGGCTCATCTACCAGACCTTGCGCACGCGAGAAATGCGCAGCGAGTGGGTGTTCGGCGCTGCCATCGGGCAGGCGTCGGTCGATCTGCCGAGCCGCTTCCTCGATCCGATCGGCAAGATTCGCGACATCACCAACAACATTTCCTACGATCAGCTGATCCAGCCGGTGATCGAGGCAAGGCGCAACTACGACCAGATCGCCTCTACGGCGCTGGGCAATAACCCCTTCACTACCGTATCGGGCAGCGGTCTGGTCACGGTCAACGATACCGCGCACGGCATCAATCAGGATTCCGCCCTGACGATCTCCAGCGCGACCGCCGTCAACGGCATCACGTTGAACGGTACCTTCCCCGTCGATAGCGTGACGGATGCGGACAATTTCGTGATCGACACCGGCGGCACCGCAAACGCCTCTGGCTCCGGCGGCGGGTCGAGCGCGGCCTACACGGCTGCGAACCTTGTCTCGGGATCGCCGATGGCCTGGGCGGTCTGGGACGAGGCAGTGAAGTTCGACTTCGCTTTCGACACCGCCGCCGTGATGAAGATGCCGTATTTCAAGCAACCGCTGCCGCTCGGGCCGAGCAACACCTCGAACTTCATCACCGTCAAGTATCCGAACCTGATCCTGTGCGGGACGATGGCCGCCGCGGCCAAGTTCATGAAGGACGATGGCGAGTACCAAAAGCTGGTGTCGGAGTTGCAGACCATGATCCAGAGCACCGCCATTGTCGACGACTTCGGCTACCGCGGTGCCACAATCGGAACGGAGACGCCCTAATGGCCGCCGATACCTACGATTCCATTATCGGTCTCCTGCTGATGGGGACCGGGAACGACAATAACTCGTGGGGCACCAACGCCAACGATAGCGTGTTCAAGATCATGGCTAGGGCGATCAGCGGCACCGCTGCGCAGACCGCCACCAGCGGCACCGTCGATCTTTCGACGGTCACGCCTCCGGCCGGGATGCGGCTCGATGTTGACATGATCCAGAATTTCACCGGGGCGCTGGTTGGCGACGTGACGCTGCAAGTCCCTGCGGTTTCCAAGCTCTGGCTGGTGCGAAACAACACCACCAACGCCTTCTTCCTGTACGTCAAGACTGCGGGCGGCACGGCCGTTCAGGTACCTCAGGGCACCTCAAAGCTCCTCTATTGCGATGGCACCAACGTCCAGCGCTTCGACAAGGAACAGATCGGCGATCTCGTTCACTCCGGCTGCGCCACGGTGCAGTCCGGCACGCTCCAGTGCAACGGCGCTTCCCTGCTGCGCGCGGCATATCCGGACCTGTTTCTCAAGATCGGTACCACATGGGGTTCGGTGGACGGCACGCATTTCAACCTGCCAAACTTTGTCACCAGCAACCGCTTCCTGCGCGCGGCCGGCGGCTCGCTTGCGGTGGCGGCAACGCAATCCAACCAGAACGCGGCGCACACCCACACGATCACGGGCACGCCAGCGGTTAACTCGCTGACTACCGACAGCCAAGGCGCGCACACCCACACGATCAACGATCCGGGCCACACCCATACGCTCTCTTTTGCTGCGGCGCGCGGTGATCTCGGTGCGCCAATTACCGGCTCGGCCTTCGCTGGCAGCAACTCTGTCAGCACCATGAGTACGGTCACAACCGGAATCAGCATAAATTCCAGTGGGGCTCATACTCACACCGTCACGGGCACCTTGACTGCCGGAACGCTGGCAACCGCATCGCAGGGTGGCACCGAGGCCCGGCCGGAAAATGCCGCCGTCCTGATCTGCATCCGGTACTGATCTCGTGGGAGAGCTACAGGAACTTCCGATCACGCCACCGCCGGGGGTGGTGAAGAACAACACTCTCCGGGTTATCGAGGGACGATGGTCTGAAACCATCAACGCTCGCTTTGTCGGAGGCCTGCCGCAGAAAATCGGTGGCTGGGTGAGAGCGTTCACCCAGGCTGTCAGCGGCGTGCCGCGGGCGATCCATGCGTGGCGCGATCTCGTGTTCAACGGCTACATGGCGGTGGGCACCTATCGCAAACTCTATGTTTACGATTCCGGGCTCGCGCAAAACGACATCACGCCGTATCGATCGACGGGCACCTTCGCCAATAACCCGTTGCAGGTTTTCATCGGCACGCCCACGGTGAAGGTTACGCACACCGGCCATGGCGGCTCCGTCGGTGACACCGTCGAGGTGGCAGGCGCTACCGCGGTGGGAGGCATCACGCCGAACGGCATTTTCCTGATCGACACCGTCGTTGACGCCAACCATTACACCTACAATTTCACCTCCAACGCTACCTCGAACGCTACCGGCGGGGGTGCATCGGTCACCTACAAATACGAAATCCCCGTTGGTGTTGAAACCGGAGCCTATGGTTACGGCTGGGGCGTCGGCGGCTGGGGCCTCGGAACGTGGGGCACCGCGCGCACATCGTCCACGGTGACAATCGAGCCCCGCATCTGGTCGCTCGATCACTTCGGCGTCTATCTTCTGGCCGCCTACAATGGCGGCTCGATCTATTACTTCGATCCGACGCAGGCCCAGCCGTGGCCGCGGGCGCTGATCGTCTCTGCCGATCCGGGCCTGCCAACCAACGTCCGCGCGATGTTTGTCACGCCGGAGCGCTTTGTGTTCGCGCTCTGCGACGGGATGCAAGTCAAATGGCCTTCGCAGGGCACCATCGACGACTGGACGCCGACATCCTCGAACACGGCCAACATCCGCACCCTGGCGGAAGGTACCAAGCTGGTTGGCGGTGCCGTGCTCTCGGAGTTTATCTCGCTGGTGTGGAGCGATTCGGCGCTCTATCGTTTCCAGTACACCGGCGCGACCTATGTTTATTCCTCGGCGATGGTGGCGAAAAACTGCGGCCTGATCTCGCCGAATGCGAAGGTGACCGTCGGCGGCGTGGCCTACTGGATGGGGCAGGACACCTTCTGGCAGTTCGCCGGCTCCGTCATGCCGATGAAGAACGTCGAGGACATCCGCAAATGGGTGTACGACCAGATCGACGTGAACATGGGCTATCAGGCCAACGCTACCTTCAACCCGAAATACAATGAGGTGTGGTTTTTCTTCACGCCGACGGGGCAGTCCAATCCGACGGCCGGCGTCATCTTCTCGATCGACCAAGGCTGCTGGGCGCCACTCTATTGGGGCCGGGCCAGCGGCATCAACTACACCCAGGGCGACACGCGGCCTTATTTCGGCGGGACCGACAGCTACATCTATCAGCACGAGAACACCTTCGACGACAACGGCGCGGTGCTGCCCTATTCGTGGACACTGGCACCCTATGGCCTGACCAAGGGCGGCAAGTGGAGCCTCAACCTCGAATATCTGGTCTGGGACGCCAAGGACCAGATTGGCGATGTCACGCTCGAAGCCACGAGCTATGATCGGCTGAACGATTCGGCGAAGATCGAAATCGAGAGCGAGACCATGGAAGCGCAGGACTCGGGAACGATTGATCTGAGGATTTCCGGCCGATATGTGGCCCTGACGATGTCGGGAAGTTCGGCCGGGTGCTATGCTCGGCTTGGCCTGCCGGTGGCCTTCGTCCGCTCGATCGGGGATCGCAGCTAATGCGCAAGATGTACCAGATGCAGATGGCAGGTGTTCCGCCGGCTGTTCAGAGCATCTTCAACGAGATTTTTAATGCGAGCCAAGAGGCGGATGTCGTCGACATCGCGCAAGGCTTCACGATCAGCAACACCTTCACCGAACTTCGCTCGTTCGATCCTGCCACCGTCACCACCGCGCAGCTTGCGCGCTTCGTAGCCACCTTCATCCAGGACATGCAACGTGGCGGACAGCACAAAACCGGTTGATGTCGAAGTCCGCTTCGCCGAGAGCGAACAGGACGTGACCCACATCCACCGCTTCCTGATGGTGGTTGCGGCGCCGTATCTCTGGGGCTCCATTGACGTGGAAAAGAGCCTGCGCGAGGTGCTTCGCGTCACGATGGAAGAAGCCGCGCTGATGGCTATCGTGGATGGTGTCATGGTTGGCACCATGGGGATCATCAAGCCCGTGTGGTGGTACGGCAACGACGAGTTTCTGACTGACCGGTGGAATTTTGTTCTGCCGCAGTTTCATCATACCCCGGTTGAGGCGGCGCTGATGGCGGAAGCCAAGCAGCTTGCCGAGGAGGCCGGGCTTCGTTTCATCAACCAGGGCAAAATACGCGCCATGAAAGACGGTACCGGCTTCATGTTCCCGCGCGTCTACACCCCAGACAACTTCACGGAAGGAGAGACCTATGTGCTTCGGCAATGAGGAAACCGGTCGCTCGACCCAGACCTATGCGGCCAACCCCGCGGTAGCCAACGCTGCCACCTCGAACCTCAGCTTCGTCCAAGGCCTCCAGAACAAGGGCTTTCAGGGCTACGGCGGCCAGCAGGTTGCGGACTTCTCCCCGCAGCAGCAGTCCTCGTTCGACATGACGAACGCGACGGCCGGCGATGGCACCGGCGCCAAGGCTGGTGGCATGATCGACAACTATGCCCAAGCCGGCCCGCAGAGCGTCAACGCATCGACGATCTCGTCCGCCATGTCGCCGTACATGAACCAGTACGTCATGCGCGCGCTTGCTCCGCAGATGCAACAGATGGACATGCAGGACGCCAAGACGCGCGCCGCGACCAACGCGACCGCGACGGGCTCCGGCGCTTTCGGCGATGCGCGCACCGGCATCGAGCAATCCAACAACCAGTTCCTCTCGAACGTGGCGCGCGAGGGCATGATCGGCAACGCCTACAATTCGGCGTTCAACACCGCGATCGGCGCTGGCGCGCAGGACGTGTCCAACAACATGGCCGCGCAGGGCCAGAACGCCAATTTCATGGAGCAGTATCTCGGCCGCTCGCTCGGCGGAGCACAGGCCTTGCAGGGCTTGCAGAACCAGCAGCTTAGTGTCGCCGGTGCGCAAAACCAGATGGGTCAGCAGCAGACCGCGCAGAATCAGGCCAACCTCACGGCGCAGTACAATCAGTGGCTCATGGCGCAGCAGTATCCGTTCCAGACGGCGCAGCTGATGAACCAGACCATGGGTGCTGGCGGTACCGCGCTCGGTGGCACCACCACCAAGGTCGAGGAGAAGCCGAACAACGCCGGCCTCTCCATGCTCGGCTCGCTGGCGGGCTCCGCGTTCGCGTTCTCCGACCGTCGCCTGAAAACCGACATTGATGTGGTCGGCGCGCTGATGGACGAGACGCCGGTCTACTCCTATCGCTACATCGACGATCCCGAGGAAGTGCGGCGCATCGGCCTGATGGCGCAGGACGTGGAGGAGGATACGCCGGAGGCGGTGATCGAGCACCCGTCCGGCTTCAAGATGGTGGACTACGGCCGCGCCACCGAGCGTTCGCGCATCATGGCGATGGCGATTTAAGGGGACGATGATGGCTGGATTGTTGGACTGGTTGCAGGAAGCCGTCGGCGGCGGCGGCGACATCGTCAGCGGTGGCAACCCGATGCAGCCGGGACCGCCGCCGATGCAGATGAACCCCTACTCCGGAGGCATGGAGCCGCGCCGCCACGTCCCGCCGAATCCGACCATGCCGATGCCGCCGATGCAGCAGGCCGGTCAGGACGCGATCCCGCTGCCGCAGCCGGGTCAGAACCCCGAGACCTCGTTCGGCCAGGGCGCTCCTCCCGGCGGCCCGCCGCTGCCGCCGGCCAATCTCGAAGCCATGATGGGGCAAGGCCCTCCTCCAGGCGCACCGCCCGGTGGCATCGCGCAAATCCCGCCCGGCACCGATCCGATGATGGGCTCGCCGACCTATCCACCCAATCCGATGGCCGATCATGCCCGGCCGCCGATGCCGATGGCGCGTCCGCCCGGCGCGCCCGGCGCGGTACCGCCGATGCCTCCGGCCCAGACGGTCAATCCGCAGCAGCCGCCGGCTGTCCCTCCCAACCCCGGCGCAAGCACCCAAGCGGCGATCGACTCCTACCGCAAGGCCGGCGGGACCATGATGAACCCCGGCCGCCCTGACATCGGCGGCGAGCAGGCGCAGGCCCGCAGTATTTTGGGCCGTTCTCTTGGTCTAAACCAGAACCAAGAGAACACCCTCCGAGGTTCGCTTGGAGCAGGTCTCAAGGCGGCTGGCGAGAACTCGAACAAGGGCAAGGGCGCTGCCCTCATGGGTTCGGCCGGCGCTGCCATCGAAGGCGGCAAGAACGCCGACGACAAGACGACCGACCAGCAGGACAAGGTGCTCGGCCGCGCGATCCAGTCCAAGACCGCCGATCAGGCGGGCATCAACGCTGGCGTCAACAACCGCCTTGCCGAGGCGCGCACGCGCCTCGCCGAGGAGCAGACCAAAATGGCGAAGTCCGGCGGCAAGGACAGCGTCATGAACAGCCAGCAGCAGCTTTACCTGCGTGGCATCGGCCTCGTGAACAATGATCCCGAGGTGAAGCTCGCCAAGGCGGCCTACGAGGCCGCGGTCAAGGTTGGCGATCCCAACTCGCCGGAGGTGAAAGCGGCGAAGAAGGCCCACGAGGATTTGGTCGCTGCCAAGACCAAGGCGCACCTCGAAAACCTCGGCGTCGATCCGAAGATCGCTGACAAGCTCGGCAAGCAGCCCGGCATGAGCCAGGACAATCCCGTCGACACGAAGGGCATGACGCAGGACAAGCTGAACGCGCTGCCGTCCGGCGCCTATATCCGCACGCCGGATGGGAAAGTTCTGCAAAAGAAGCAAGCGGCCGCTCCTGCCGCTGGACCGAATCAAGCCGCTCCGGCACAGTCCATGACGTCCGCAGTCCAGCCTCCGATCCCGCCCGCCGTCGCAAACGCACGGGCGCAAGCAGGGGCCGACGATGAGGAAGATTAACGGTGGCCTTCGACGACGCAATCCTGGGCGATGACTTCGATCCCCGCCTCGCCACCGAGGAGCTTCTTCGCCGTCAGATGGGCGACACGCCCGAAGGCGCGGACGCGCGCAATCTCAACACGCGGCTTCTCCGCAAGCTCGGCAAGTCCCCTCCGCCCGAGCCCGCTTCGCCGTCGGCCCCGCTGGCCCGGCCCAAGCAACCCTCCCCCGAAACACCCCTCGATTTTTCCGGCTTCGAGCCGGTAGACCCGGCCGCGGCGCAACCGCAGCAGCAGGCCCAGCCGCAGGGGCAGCTTGACCTGTCAGGCTTCGAGCCGGTCGAGCCCGAGAAACCCAAGACGACCGACCAACCGTCCTACATCAAGGAATTCGCCAAAGCCGTCGCCGAAGGCGCCAAGGGCATGGCGTCGGCGTCGCTCAAGGGCATCGCGGCCGTGGTGCCTGAAGGTGGCGCGCAGCCGGATTACGACCCGATGGGCAATGCCGTCGGTACCAACGATGCCATGGAAAAGGGTCTCCAGCCCAAACCCATGGAGGAGCGCCTGTTCTACCGGGCAGGCAAGCGCGTCGATGAATTCGGCAAAGAGACCCTGGCGGCTGCGCCCGGCTTCGAGAATTCGTGGACGCGCGACATCGGCGGCGGCTTCGGCTCGATGCTGGCGGGCTTGCCGGTTGCGCTGATCCCCGGTGTTGGTCCCCTCGTCGGCGGCACGCTCTACACCACCGCGGGCATGGGCGAGGCGGTCGAGAACGCGGTGAAGGCCGGCGCGAGCACTTCGCAGGCGGAGAGCGCGGGCATTGCGGGCTCGGTCGCCGGCGCCACCGATCTGGTCGACGTGATGCTGCCGTTCTTCGGCGGGTCCACCGGCAAGGCGCTCGGCTTCATCAAGCGCGTGGGTCTCGCGGCCGTCAAAGGCGCGGTCACCGAAGCCGGTCAGGAAGGCATCCAGCAGTTGATGCAAAACGCCATCGCGATGGGCGTTTACAAGCCGGACCAAGACCTATTCGAGGACGTGCCGCGCTCGATGGCGGTTGCGGCGATCGTCGGCGGTACCGTCGGCGGTCTCGGCGGTATCCGAAAAGAGAACTCTCCCGCCCCCGCGCCCGCTGCCGCTCCCGGCCCGGGCGCGCCCGGCGGTGCGATCCCCGGCCCGACGCCCGGGTCTGGACCGGGCACCGGACCTTCCGGCCCGCAGTCCTCGCCCGAGGACATTGCCGACTTTGTCCGGCAGGCGCAGGCCACCAATCCCAACCCCCAAAATCAGGGCCAGCCCGGCCCGGCCAAGCCGGTCGATCCGGCTACGATGAACGATGCCGAACTGGCCGACGCCTTCACCCAGGCGCGCGCCGACATGGGCGACAAGTCGCTGGAGGAAATTCTGCGCGCGGGCGGCTATGCGTCGTCCACCATCGAAAACCTGATGCGCGGCAACCATGGCCGCGACGCGGTCGAGGAAGCCATTGCGATCGCACGCGCCTACAAGGCTGAGGCCGAGCAGAACGCCAAGGCGGGCGCAGCTGCCGAGCCCGCGGAAGGCCCGCAGCAGGAGGGTCTGAAGCCGAAGGCGCCGACCCCGCACGCCGACTATGCCGTGCTGCGCGCCTACGGCTACACCGACGCCGACATCGAGACCATGTCGGAGGCCCAGCGCAAGCGCGAGGTCTCCGATGCGTTCGCCGAGGGCATCAAGCCCGGCGAGGCGATGAAGAAGTACCCGCCGCCGGCCGCGGAATCGGCCACTACAGGCGGTACGCGCCAGCAGCCGATCGTCGCCACCACCGCCGAGGACGTGCAAAAGGCCCAGCCGGTCGAGCCGAAATCGCCAGAGCAGGCCCAGGCCGAAAACTACAAGCACGCCCATGTCGAGCTTCCCATCATCGGCCTCGAAGGCAAGAACTCGATCTCGGTTGAGACCGGCGCTGGCCAGACGCGATCCGGTACCGCGCCGGACGGCAAGCAGTGGCGCATGGTGCTCAAGCACGCCTACGGCCGCATCAAGGGCACCAAGGGAGCCGACGGCCAGCCGCTCGACATCGTCATCGGCCCCAACCCGCAGAGCGAACACGTTTTCGTCGTCGACCAGCACGAGCCCGGCAAGGGCTTCGACGAGCACAAGATCATGGCTGGCTTCGATACGCCGCAGCAGGCGATCGTGGCTTACGCCGGCATGTATGACGATCAGGGTGCAGGCCGCATCGGCGGCGTGAAGGCGTTTACCCCAGACCAGTTTCGCGCGTGGATCGCATCCGGCGCGACGAGTGCCCCGCTCTCTCCCCAAAACACCGCGGCGGTGGAGGAGAGGGCGGGGCGCAGTCCTTTGCCTGAGGCCGGCACGTTCCCGGTCCCGAAGGTTAGCTCGGAGGGGGTGTCCGAGGTTTCCAAGGACGAAACTACCACG